ATGGGGTGGATCCACAGGAGGAACCAGATGCTCGGCCGTAGAAAACAACCCCAAGTCCGCACACCAGATTCGCGTGATCGCTTCGTCACCTACGTCGACAAAGCCGGGAAGCATCGCTGGCGCCTCTACGACGAGAACGGGCTGATCATCGGCGCGTCAACCCAAGGGTACGCGAACCCTGACGGTATGGTCGCGAACCTGGAACGCGTCGCCGGAAGCACTCAGGTGGTCGTCGAAGAGTGAGGGAAGTCGTCCTCACCTGGCCCGAAGCCCCCGTGTTCATGAACGCCGCCGCCAAAATGCACTGGGCGAAACGGAACAGGATCATCAGCGAATGGCGAACCCTGTTCGGCACGCTCGCCCTCGCCTATCGCAACACCCCGTTCGAGAAATGCCACATCGAAGTGGTGTGCGAGCGGCGCAACCGACGCCACCTTCCTGATGCGGCAGCCTCAGAGTTCACATCCAAAGCCGCGATCGACGGGATCGTCGACGCCGGCCTTCTCCCTGACGACAACCCCAATCATGTTCTATCCATCGTCCACCGCGTCGAAGTGACCGGGCGTGACGCACTCACCATTCGACTCTCCGAGGCACCATGACTCAGCCGATCCGTCAGACCTACATGCGAGGCAACCCGAAAGTACGGTTCAACTTCAGGATTGACCCGGCGATCCTCACCGAACTCGAAGCGGAAGCCGAGAAAAGTGGGTGGTCGCTCGCCCGTATGGTGGTCGCCGTCTTGGAGGACTGGCTGCGGGAGCAGCGCACTACCACGTCTGACGGGTAGCGTCGCGGGATGGCACGCCGCGGCAACCGCCCCTCTGAAACGGTTTCCCTCACCCCGCATTCGGGGATAGCCGAACTCGCCACCGTCGCGCTCAGCTCGACGACCCAGGCCCGTCAGCCCGATGCCCGCAACGACAGTTGTTGGGGATTCTTCGAGTCCCTCGGCGAAGTCCACTATCCGCTCACCCTCGGAGCGAACCTGATCAGCAGGATCGACGTCGTCGTCGAGGAACGGAAATCGAACGGGACGTGGGAGCGCAGCAACAATACCGAGGCGCGACGCGCCCTCGAAGTGATCGAGCAGGCCGGGGAGCGGTTTCTCCGCTCCCTCTACATCAACTATTCGGTGGTTGGTGAAGGACGGATGCTGTTCGACTCCGACTCCGACGGGGTGATGACCGCCGAGTTCCTTTCCACCGACGAGATCCGCCAGCAGACGGACGGGACGTGGATCCGACGCACCTACAACGGGGCGGCGGAAGAACCGGTCGGCAGAGCCCGTGTCGTCATGGCGTGGCGTCCATCGCCGCGCTGGTCCGGCAAGGCCGACTCCGCTCTCGCCTCGGTTCTCACCGAATGTAAAGAGCTGGAGGTCCTGAAACTCTCCCTGCTCGCCAAAATCACGTCACGACTCGCTTCGCAGGGCATTCTGTTCCTCCCATCAGGGCTTTCGATCCCAGCGAACGCGACCGGCGAGCGTCCAGGGTCCAATTCGGTGCTTTCCTACCTGAAAACGCTGTTCGAGGCCACCAAAGTCACGGACGGCACAGCGGCAGCGGCAATGCCGGTGCTTCTGCAAGGCCCGGGCGAGCTGGGCGACCAGATTCGACACATCGTGCTGGACACAGCACTGTCCGAAGCCGACGAACGGCACCGCCAAGAGCTTCGCGTGGCGATCGCTCAAGGTTTGGAACTCCCCCGGCAGACACAAACGAACGAAACGTCGGGTGTGAACCATTGGGGGATGTGGAACGTCGCCGAATCAGCTCTCGGGGACCATGTCATGCCGATCGCGAGGGCTGGGACGAATGCTCTCACCGAGCATTTCCTGCGCCCGTGGCTCCGATCGAAGGATGTCAGCCCGAACAAGGTGCGGTCCCTGCGTTTCAACATCGACCCGACTCGCGCCGCGTTGAGTATCGTCCGCACCGACGGGGCGCGGCAGTTGTACGACCGGAATCTGCTGTCTGATGCGGCGATGATGATGGCGCACGGGTTCAGCGACGCCGATGCACCGTCGGTGGACGAGGTGATCCGCGGGATCGGCATCAAACTCAACAATCCGATGCTCGCCACCTGGGGATTGGACGCGATCATCCCGCCCGAACTGTTGCAAAGTGGTGGTCAACCAGGGGTCGGCGGGTATGCCGCTCCCGAGCCGATGGCGAACCCCGAAAACCCGGCGACACCGCAGACCGGACTGAACCGCTCCTAGAGCATCGGTCGATACCGCCGCTAGTGTCGCCGCATGTCTGACGAACAACCGGCCGGGCCGGTCGACCTTCTGGATCAGTCGGAGTTCTGTTTCGGCGAAACCTCCCTAGCCGTCGACGAACTCAGTGACTCGACTCGGCCCGACGGGGTCATCGCGAAGGTGACGTTCCCCGTGCTGCTGCGTCTCGACCAGGCGACCGGCGATGGACGCCTGTTCCTTTCGGCCGGCTTCGCCCATCGCGACCTGCCGATCACGTTGTTCTACAAGGATCGCACCACCTCCAACGGTGGACATGATCAGGCTGTCGTCGCCGGTTCCCTCCAAGGCATCGAAGTGAACGACGGGGTGGTGTCCGGCTGGGGATACCTCGCCGACCTCCCCGGCGGGCGCGACGCTTTGGCCGCGGTGCGCTCACAGAGTGTGCGTGGAGTGTCCGCCGATCTCACCGAAACGTACGGGGAGGCTCCGACGCAGATGGAGTTGGCGGTCAACCCTCGTCTCAACCGGGTGTACCGCTCCGCAGTTCTGTCCGGCCTGTCGATCGTCCCAATCCCGGCGTTCCGTGACACCACCATCCAGATCGACGAGGTGTTCGACGGGGCACTCGTCGCCTCCGCTGTCATCAAACGCATCGCTGACCCTGACCGTTCAGTGTTCGCCAATCCGAAGCTGGCGAAGCCGACTCCGGTTGAAGTGACCGCTGACGGCCGGGTGTACGGGCATCTCGCATTGAAAGACACCTGCCACGTCGGGCTTCCCGGCTGTCGGAAGATCCCCCTCGACGACGATTTCGCCGAGTTCTACGGACGCGGCGGTGTGCTGTGCTCCGACGGCACCACCGTCCGCACCGGGACCGTGTTCATCGGTGGCCCTCACGCTGACGGGCATTTCGACGGGGCGCAAGCGATGGCCTACTACGCCGCGACCTCGTATAGCTGGGCTGACGTCACCGTCGGCTACGACGAGTACGGCGTGTGGTGCGCCGGCGTGGTCCGACCCGACATCGGACGTTCGCTCGTCCACCATGCCCGCGCCTCGGCGTTGAGCGGTGACTGGCGTCCCGCAAAACAGGGTCCGCGCCGTGGACGGCTCACATTGAAAGCGATCCTGAGTGTGAACAGCCCAGGATTCCCGATCGTCGATTACGGACCGGACGCAGCACTGGTTGCTGCCGGTCCCCCACCCGGAACAGAGGATCCAATGCCCGAAATCGAAGAACTCACTGCCGAAAAGGAACCAGTTGAAGAACTCGCGGCGGTCAAAGGGTACATGCGGAAAGGCCGGTTCGTCCGTGCCTACTCGCGGGCTGGATCCGCCGGATCACCCACCCCGACGGGCGGGACGGCGTCGCAGCAATACGCGAAGGATCTCGACACATACACAAGGACGCTCACGGGGATGCTTCTGCGTCTCCCCAACGATCGCGAGCCAACAAAAGCTGAGCTGGACGCAATCGTGAAACTCCGTCGCGTCTACCTGATGAAAGAGCAGGCAGCGCGCAGGGCGGGGGTTTCCCAAGACGAGATCGACAGAGCGAAAGAGAAGATCGGCGCCGTCATGGACAAGTTGCACATCAAGCCGATGGTGCAGAAGAAACTCAATGCCGCTGGGCGATACCAGGGCAACCTCGACAGGCGGGCCAAACTCCGCAAACGCGGGGCGAACTAATGTCTGAGGCCGGCTTGTGCGCGAGGAGCGCATCGTGAGTCGTGTCTCGAAAATCTTCACCGGAGACGAAGGTGGTGTCGAACTCGACGCCACCATCCCCGGCCCCACCAAGCGCCGCCCCTAGATCACAAGTTTCTCTTACTCCTAGAGTTCCCACCACGTTGACGTTGGAGGTCAATTCATGTTCCCCGAGATCCCACAGAACCTCGCCGCACTGAACGATGAGGAACTTGCAACCCTGGAGTCCAAGCTCCAGTCCGCGCTCAACGCCATTGTGGCGAGCGGCGTCGACCTCACCGACGAGGCACGCGATGCCGCCGTCGTCCTACAGGACGTCGAAGCCATCATCGCCACCCGCGCCGTGATGACCGAGCTTGCCTCCGGTATGGAGGACCGAATCCGTGAAGAGGTGCTCGCCGCGATCACTGCCCAGCTCTCCGAGCAGGGCTCCGACGAGCCGGCGTCTGAGATCGAGGTCGAAGGTGGACCCGTCGATCCTGACGAGCAGGCGGCTGACGCCGAAGAAGACGGCGAGAAGATCAAAGATGACGCCGAAGGCGACGATGACGCCGACGACGAGGGTGATCCGTCACCCTCCGAGCTGGGCGCCAACGACACGAACCGTGTCCCCGCCCGTCCCGCCGACACCACGAACGCTCAGGTGACACTCGCCACCGACCTCCGCGGCCACACGGTCGGTGAGCCGATCGCCGACCTGGACAGCCTTGCTGGACTCCTGTCTGACGCTGCCAAGCGCCTCCCCGACCCGTCCGGCAACGTCGCTGTCGCTTCGATCACCCTCGCCGACGCCGGACCTGCGTTCACCGACAACGCAGACCACAACGGCGAGATCATCGCCGAGGTCACCCGCACCCATGACACCGCGGAGTCGCTGGTTGCCGCTGGCGGCTGGTGCCGGCCGTCGGACTACCGGTACGACTTCTTCTCGATCGAAGCGTCCGGTGGGATGGTCGATCTTCCCGAGGTGAGTGTCTCCGCTGGCCTCCGCTACCCGGTGTCCCCTTCGATCAACGACCTGCTCGCCACCGACGCCCTGTGGCTGTGGACCGAAGCCGACGACATCACGGCGGCGTCGAACAGCACGCCCCGCAAGACGGAGCTTCGCATCCCATGCGTGACGTTCGAGGAAACCCGCCTCGACGCCCACGGCGTGACACTGCGTCACGGCAACCTGTCGGACCGGGCGTGGCCTTCACTCACCAAGCGCATCACCGGCTTGACGTTGGCGGCACACAACCACACGGTCAACTCGCGGTTCCTCGCCGCGATGGCTTCCGATTCGACCCCCTTCGATCTCACCCAGGAGATCACGGTCAGCTCCGTCACCGCGGCCTTCCTCCACGCCGTCACCTTGCGTGCCGAGGTGTACCGGGACCTCTACAAGATGGACTCGAACGCACTTCTGGAAGTTGTGGCCCCCGACTGGATCCCCGGTTCGGTCCAGACCGACGTGTCGAAGCGTGAAGGTCTGTTGGAGATCAACTTCGAGAAGACTCGGATCACCTCCGCTCTCGCCGCTCGCAACATCCGTGTCCAGTGGGTGGACGACTGGCAGAACCTGTCGGCTTCCGCCGAGAAGTTCCCCAGCTCGGCTGATTTCCTCCTGTACGCACCGGGGACATGGGTGCGGGGCAACGGTGGCTCGCTCGACCTCGGTGTCGTGCGTGACTCGACCCTCAACGCGATGAACGACCACACCGCCTTGTGGACGGAGCAGTTCCTGTCCCTCATGAAGTTCGGTTACCGCTCCGAGCGGGTGACGTTCCCGGTGAAGACCACCGGTGCGACCTACTCGGGTTCAGCGATTGGTAGCTGACCTTCCTGACCCTCGGTCGCTCGAAGAACCGGGGGCTTCGGCCCCCGGTTTCTTCGTCTAACTCCTCAGGAGTACGGTGAACTACCTACCCAAAATCGAGATCCAAGCCCCCGCAGGGCCGAAGCGTCCGTTTGGGCTACTCAGCCACATCAAGTGGCTGGGTGAGTCTGACGAGGCGAACAGTGACCTCCCGCTGGGGTGGGAGGGCGGGACGCAGTGGCGTTCCACCACCCAGGACCTGACTGGTGATCAGTTGCGTGTCAACGTCGAGACGGGTTGCGCTGCTTCGACCCTCACCGCGGATCCGATCGCTTCGTACATCGACGACTTCGATCCGTTTCTCCTTTACACCCGACGCTCCTGCTCAACCCCACCGTCGAAGTCGATGACGTCGACGTTGGAGTCGGTGTTCGAGGACGCGTACGAGTCGTATCTGGAGAAAGCCTTGTGGGATCAGATCGTCGCGTCGTCGGACGTGACGATCACCGAGGCATCAACCCCGACGACCGGGGTGACCGCTGAGGCGACGTTGAGTCTTCTCGAAGACATGTACGCCGAGGCGACCGGCGGACGCCTTCCGTTCCTACTGATCCGCAGATCCCTGTACCCACTGTTCAAGGATCTGTTGGTGCAGGAGGGTGACAAGCTGTTCACGATCGGTGGGACGCCCGTGGTCCTCGGCCCGTTGTTCGGCGGGACGTTCCCGGGTGGCGGAGCGGCAACCACCGACTACCCGGTGTTCGCTGTTGCCCAACCCTTCGGGTTCCGGTCCGGTAGTGAAGTCTCAACCGATTTCAAGCGTGACGAGAACACCCATTTCGTGACGGTGATGCAGACCTTCTTCCTCGGAATCGCCGGTGCTGAGGTTGCGAGCATCGCCGTGACGACCGACTGACTCTGACCTTGATGATGGCCGGGAAGGTACGGTTGGACCGTGGGATGGATAAATCGCCTCAAACCCCGTAAAGGCGGCGCGCCACGCGTCGATTGGGATGGTGTCGCCGGCGACCCGCTGACGATCACCTTGGACGTGTTGGACGGCGTCGCTGCCGATCCGTGGCTGCTCCATCTTCATCGCGTGCCCCGGGGTCAGCAGCTTCTGACCGCCACGTTCGCGGTGATGGGGACGATCGACGCCGACTTCCCGGTGGACACCGGCTTCATCTGCCTGTACGCGACCCTGCACCCCATCCCGCTCGGTGAGTTCGTCTACCAGATTCAA